CTAGTTCTTCCATCGTGGTTCCATTTTAGTGTTTCACCGAGATCTTCATACTCGGTCATTTTAGTTCCGTCACTATCTACTTCGTGTGCATAGAATAAAGACTTAAATACTGCTTCTTGCATCTGAAACCAGATTGCTATAGCATCATCTCTAAACTTTTTATCACTCCATAGGTAGTAACAATTATGCCAATCCTCTAAAAATCTATGAACTGTTACATTCAGATTAAAGTCTGGATCGCCTTCTTTTATTATTTGTACTGCTCTTAGTCTCTGACTACCAGCAATAGGATACCAACTCTTCATTAGTAAGAATGGGTTTTTAATACCATTCTCTTTTATACTAAGGATGAGTGGTTCGTTAGCAGGAACATTATGTATATTCTCCGCCACTGTAGGTTCAAGTAAAAGCCTATCAGTTGTTGTGTATCGTACTTCATAAGGTGGAACTGCAACTAAGTCTGCTGCTGTCTTTCCTATTCTATCACTTGCCATAAGGTTCTACTCCAACTCTAATATCTGTCATAAATCTACTGAATTTATCTAGTAGACTCTTTTTAGTTAGAGCTTTTCCTTCCACCCATTTCTTCCCATTAGGAATGTTTTCTTCATAATGAATCTCTCCATTGTTATATGCAACTTCAAAGATGCCATTGTGAGCATGGATATACTTTATTTGTTTACCCCACTCCTCTGCTTTCATCTTTGCTTGGTATTCTTCTACCATTTGTTTATATTGCGTCATGTATATTTTCTCCTGTTGATAGGCTGTCTTTGAGTTCTTCTCTGTCTTTAGGGTTCATAGTGGACTGCGGGCCTATCTTTAGTGTTTCCCAGTCCATTACGCTTGTGAATCCTTCCATTTTTGCACTACGCATCTTTGTACAGTTGAATGTAATAGCATTATCTTCTGGAGACCATGTCTCCATAGTAAATGCCGCATCTGCTGCATCAAGAATACCCTTCGCAAATCTTGCTTCCCCAGAGTTATCTGTCTGGTAGGGAGCAAATACAGGAATACTATATTCCTGTGCTATACTTTTCAGAGTCTTACTTACTTCTATTTGCTCTGTCCAGTCGTACTGTCCACTCTTTGAGGGAACATCTGGTAGGGAGCAAATACAGGAATACTATACTCCTGTGCTATACTTTTCAGAGTCTTACTTACTTCGATTTGCTCTGTCCAGTCATACTGTCCACTCTTTGAGGGAACATTTGATCTTTTTACTTGGTTTAGGTAATCTACTATGATTACTCCTACATCTGTTTGTGAGACTTTTGACTCCAGTTCCTGTCTAATCCTCGATAGGCTTAGTACTGGATCGTACACTACATCAAGTTGTCTATCTTTATGTAATGGTTTAGACTGTAATTTTTTATGGAATCCGTCAAATTCCCTTGTGTCATAAAATTCTGGTAGTAATTCTACTCCTCCTTCAAATCTTCCTGCCCACCATTCAGCCACACGATTCCACTCAACATTAGTCAAGTTACGATTAGCTAGTCTACCAATGGGAATTCGTGCACCGAGAGCGCACATTCTTTGAAGTATAGAACGACTGTCCATTTCTATTGTAAAATAAATAGAACTTCTGCCTTGTTCATAAACATTGTTTGCAATGTTTACACAGGTCAAAGACTTACCTGCACCCCTACGCCCACCAATTAGTATCAAGTCTCTAGGAGAGAACTTCATGCCTTGGTCGTACTCATCATTGAGTCCTAGAGGTAAGTATTTCTTAAGATCTTCTTCAGAGTCAAACAAAGATATTGTTTGCATATTTTCTTCGGGTGGCTTAAGATCAACCCTATCACTAACATCTAATACTATCTGTTGTATTGCTTCAACATTCTGTTCTGCATCAGATATAGCTACTGTCTTATCTATAAACTTATCTAGTTCATCTAGTATTTCTACTTGTGTATATTCATTTTTTACATACTCGAGCAGAACCCAAGCGTCGATATCAACTTCGACAGCTTCGATTGCAAAGACTTTTTCTTGTAGCTTTCTATCACGAATGGATAGTTTAAGGTCATCAAAAGAGGGGAGTTCACTGAAATTTTTAATGTGAGTACTCATCACTCTGTAAAGAGCTTGGTATTCCGCAGTTAGATAGTTTTCTCTGAGGTTGCCCCAAGTATCAAAATCTTCCTGTGCTATTATTTGCTTCAACAAAGCTGAAGTTAAGTTCAATGTCTACCCTCCCAGATAAAAAAGTGCAGAGAAATGATTCCTCTGCACAGAATTTTAAGAAAGAATTAGCTAGATGCTTTTTCTTTTCTTGCAGCGCCATCATAATCGGCACAAGTTAACCCTCTACGAGTTAGCATTGTTTTAACGCCTCTTACAGTTTTGCCAATGTCATCTGCAATAGCTTCGACACTCATGTCTCCGATATTTTGGATGTCAGCTAAAGGATCTACTTTAGAAGAACCTTTAGTTTCTTTTTGCTTAGGAATAGCGTTAATGTCGCCACTTCTAAGTAGGCTGAGAGCCTTTCCTCTGATAGAATTAACTGATTTGCCAAGAGCATCTGCAATTTCTTCTACAAATGATCCGCCGTTTACCATAGTAGTAAAGGTAGCTTCTTCTTCGGGAGAGTAAGTTCTGACTGATTCAGGTTTCTCAGCTGGTTTTACATGAGAAGTTAATTCCATTGAAAGAATTTTCCCTTGTATTGATTTAGCAGAGAATTCGCCGCCTTCAAAAGAAGATGCGATGTCTGCGTATGTGTAAGAACCGCTGTTGTCGGTTACAAACTGAGATAGAGTGGCTTCTTGATCCTCAGAAAAAGTTCTGTGTGATACTGAAGAAGCAAGTTCTACATCATGTCCCATTTTTCTTAGCTTAGAAGAAACACTTCGTGTAGAAGTATCTAGTTCCATTGCAGCGTTAGCTACAGTAGCTTGTGAGATTGGTGACTCACTTCCAACGAAATCAACTAATTGATTAGTTCTTTCGTCTGTCCATTTTGGTAATGCCATGTTGGTTTCCTATATTTGGTTTAAGTTGGTTATTATTTTAACACCCCTTTCTCGGGCTGTCTCTGTTTTTGCGGATTCGATCCCGCTTTCATTTACTAATATTGTTACATCTTTAGTTAAACTACTTTTAACAAGATAGCCCAGTTTTTCTAAATATTCTGTTGCTTGAGCCTTTGTCTTGTAGCTTTTTAGTTTACCCGAAATACAAACTACTCCTGTAGTTTCGGTAGGTTGAGATACTTTTAGTATCTGTGCCCACTTAAACGGAAGTCGTATATATCCGTCAATAAATTCTTCGTAATACCAGTCCATAAAATGAGCTGTTACTGCTGGTCCGAGTCCTGCTTCCTTACATTTCTCTTCGGAAATCTCTGCCATGTTCTTAATAACACTACAGAGTTTCTTGGAAGCGGTTCGACCAAACAGTTTGATAGAGAAAGCTGGTAATAAATCTACTAAGTCAGTAGCTTTACTATTGTGTATTTCTCTATGCAATTTTACTGCTAGTTTTTCGGATTGCAAAGCCTCAATTAGTATTTCTAATGGAAGCTCGTATAAATCATACAAATCAGAGATTTGTAGTTTTTCTACTGTGCGAGGTCCGAGACCTTTAATTTTGAGAGTAGAAGCAAAGTGTTCGATTCTTTTACTAGTCTTACCACTACATAGAGTGTTATGACAAAACAACTGGTCTTTAACCCAAACTAAGTCGTTCATACATGATGGGCAACTTGTTGGCGGGACGATTGTTTTCATTTGTTTATCTCTCATTTCTATTTATATATTATAACAAAATTCGGGTTTCATGTCAAGATTTATTTTTTGGAAAGTCCTGAAGAATGAGGGAATCAATTTTGAAACACTCTGTGTGACCCCCAAACTTGAACATAGGCTCAAATTTATCGTGCTTATACATATCATGTAGGTACTGTTCGTGTGCCCACACATTATAAAGGGTACTAGTCCAAGTCTTTTGAATACGAATATCGTATCCTCTAAAACCTCTACTACGCTTTATAATATGCCGCCAATCTTTCCCACTAGCTATTCCAACCTTGATACATTCTCTCTTGAAAGTTTGCTTATTAACTAATACTATGCCGTACATGACTCCTTCCCTGTCTTTTTCGTCAGGGTGGTTGTCAAAATAAGTGTGATTGTATATTCCGCTCACTGATTAACCCACCAGCGTAATATGTATATTACTACTGCTAGGATGGTA